CACTTACCGTAGCAGCTAGAAAGCTGCCTTTCGTCTCTAATTGTCTATTATCTATTGGGCGCACCGTTTCGCGCTTTTTGACGTCTTCCTATACTCTACCTACTTGCGCTGCCGCTTTAGCAGCTTTTTGTGGTTACCGCCTTATTCGTTCGGCTTGGCAACCTCGTATTATTTCTCATGCCACGTTAGATGATACTAATACTACTAGTTTTGAACATCGAGAGATTGAACACTCCTTTATTGGAATTCTTTCCGGTGTTACTCAACCTTTATTAACTTTATTACGAGCTGTTGGACCTAAACCTCCACTCGATCCTCTTATGAGGGTTGAGGGCACTCTTAGTTTCGACGAAGAGTGCACTGCTCGCTATCATTATCCTTTGATTACTACTAATGTTCCCAGCTATGGCTTTGCCAATAATGCATGTGCCAAAGCTGATGCTATTACTGTCCGGTTATTGAAGCCGGCTCCGTTGGATCCTAAACTCCAACTAACTCATTGGCATGATGTAAAACTTTTAGAGGAGTTGTCCTCTGTTAAAATAGATGATATGCCTTTAGGCGATATTTATGATAAGGTAGATGATATGGCTGGTAAACAGTTAGTTGCCAGCTGGGAAGAACATTTAAAACCCGCGAAGCTTAAGCGCTATAAATTAGCAGCTGACAAAAAGAGTTTCGAGGATGTTAAGAACGGCAATTATTTTATTGATGTTTTCGCCAAATTGGATGAAGCTTTAATTCGCTGTCATGATGAGATCAAACCCCGTATTATATGTAATGTACCTGCAGAAGTACAATTTTATTTGGGGCCCACAATATTTGAGTTGACACAACGCTTACATGAATTGTGGCCCCCTGAACCTAAAATTAATGTTTTTTATGGACAACCTTTTTATATTACTTTTGGCGCTGGATTGACAGACGCCGATTTAGATATTTGGAGACAGTTTGTGGAGGACCATCCTGATGATACTTTCATTTTGGTGGCCGGCGATGATTCTGTCGTTTATTATAACCATAAATGGTATTGTAGCGATTTTTCTTCCTTTGATCAGAGCCAGTCTTTTGGCCCTTTGGAGGTGGAGGTCGCTTTTCTTAAATTATTAGGGTTGTCTGATATTGGAGCTGAAGCCTTGCAAAAGACTTTCTCTGCTCCTTTTAAAGTGATTAGTCGCAATAAAATTAATAATACAAATCGAGTTATTATAAAACATTATGATCGTCCCATGCGTATGACCGGTGGTCCTGATACCACTATTGGTAATTCTATTATTACAGCTTTAGCATGGGTCATTGTTATAGCTAAATTAGGGGTTTCTTCTGACAGTTTTGCCCATTTGGGTTTTAAAATTAAATTACAAGAGGTTCCTGCTTTTAAGGTCAATTTCCTGAAAGGATATTGGCTTGTGGGGGCCGGTAATACTTTTATTTGGACACCTTGTTTGTCTCGTTTGATTAAATATGGAAAAAGTCTTCGTGATCCGAGGACAATTACTGGCTGTTCTACTTATCCTGAGGCTTGCCGCCTTTATTTGTCAGCTCTGAGCAAAAGTATTGCTCAATATAATTATTCACCCTTATTTAAGGGCTTTATTAATAACTTTTTGACTGGACGTCAGTCTAAAACTGCAGATGCGTATTTTATTAATCGTAATCAATATCATATTCAAGCTAGTCAAGTTCGTTTCGTGGAGGAGAATCCCCATGATTTATTCGTAGATCAGTGGGCTGCTATTTATTCTCTTTCGCGAGAAGAGTTATTATGGCTAGATAATGCTTATTCTCAAGTTAAAATTGGAGATCGCGTATACCATCCTGCGCTAGCCCGAATAGCGCAGGAGGATTACGATCCTTAAGCGTTTTTCGGGACGTCATCAAATACTAGAAAATGGCCTCCGCTTTAATGAAATCACTTATACCTTTAGCTGTCACTGGCATCAATGCTGCTACGAACCGAATTCAGGAAAGGCAAAGACAACGTGCTTCTAATGGCACATCTAATATGCGAAACACTGGTTCTCGGCCTCGGCCACAAAGAGCCATGCGTTCCGCCAATACTAATTCACGCAATAGACGTGGGAGGGGTCCGACGACTACTTCGATTGTGCGACAGGCACCTGTCGCAACTGGAGTTACTACTCGTACTCTTCCTACTCAAACTGTAAAACAAAGGGCTGTTGAACAATTTACAACGGTTGCTGCACCGAGTAACAAATTTGCAGCTTATTTTCATACTACTGAGGTCTTAGACGAGCTTGCTTTTCCAAGACTCTCACAAATTAGTTCCCAATATCAGAAATTTAATCCAAAAGCTTTAGTTTATCAATACAGTCCTGCTACTAGTACATCTCAACCAGGTACTATTTATTTGGGTTTTGACCCTGATTCTACTAATCCTTTGCCTACGAATTCAGAGCAAATGCGTGGTTTGATAGGGGCTGTTTCAGGTCCTGTCTGGCAACCATTGCAAATGCATGTTCCGCCACAGCTTATGTCAAAGATAGCAAAACAATGTTATTCACGTCGTTCTACTAGTCCAACCGACAATTTAAATAATGTTGGACATTTTATTTATGCCGTCGAAGGAGTCACCACTACTACAGCGGTTGGCTTCATGCAAGTCGGCTATGATATAGACTTAATTCAACCAAAAACAGTTATTGGTGCTTCTACTTATTCCAGCGTCCTTGAGTGGGATGTTGATGCTAATGATTTTGTTGGAGACGTATGTGCTCCGATCCAGGTCTTAGAACCCGGACATTTTAAGAAATTAACTCGTGCACCTGTTGTTTTGGTTTTTCATACCCCAAATTCTAATCCTCCCGCCTTTGAGATGGATGATGGAGGATCTGTTCTTGCTAAATCTATTGGTACTGAGGCTTCTGTGGTTTATTTGCCATATGGAGCTGGAACCGGTACCTATACTATGGATGGGCCAGTGGTGTTGTGCTTGGCGCACGCTGCTAACCCTGCTGAGAAGTTACTTCCTGGTATCTTCTAGATGACGTCCCCTTCGCCCTACTATGAGGTCTTGCTAGAGATCTCATAGTTTGTATTAAA